ATGGGTTCGACTCCTATCGGGCGCGCTTATTTTCTACGGGAAGTAGCTCAGCTTGGTAGAGCACTTGGTTTGGGACCAAGGGGTCGTAGGTTCGAATCCTGTCTTCCCGATAACCTTAGAAAAAGGATTATTAAATTAATATGGGGGCTTAGCTCAGATGGGAGAGCGCCTGCTTTGCACGCAGGAGGTCAGCGGTTCGATCCCGCTAGTCTCCACCATATTTAATTACAACATAAACCTATACAATGGCGGTGTAGCTCAGCTGGCTAGAGCGTACGGTTCATACCCGTGAGGTCGGGGGTTCGATCCCCTCCACCGCCACTAATTATTAGTTGTAAAATTATTTAGGACCTTTAGCTCAGTTGGTTAGAGCTAACGGCTCATAACCGTTCGGTCGCAGGTTCGAGTCCTGCAAGGTCCATATAATTTTTTTGGAGGAATACCCAAGTCCGGCTGAAGGGATCGGTCTTGAAAACCGACAGGGGCTTAACGGCTCGCGGGGGTTCGAATCCCTCTTCCTCCGCCATTTATACAATACTATTATCGCGGGATGGAGCAGTTCGGTAGCTCGTCGGGCTCATAACCCGAAGGTCGGTGGTTCAAATCCGCCTCCCGCAATTTTATTATGTAGGTCCCGTAGTGTAGCGGTTAACACGCCTGCCTGTCACGCAGGAGATCGCGGGTTCGATTCCCGTCGGGACCGCCATTCATTAATATAATTATGGTTCAATAGCTCAGTTGGTAGAGCAATGGATTGAAGCTCCATGTGTCGGCAGTTCGACTCTGTCTTGAACCATTTTTTGCCGGCCTAGCTCAATTGGTAGAGCAACTGACTTGTAATCAGTAGGTTGGGGGTTCAAGTCCTCTGGCCGGCACCATCTCAGGAGGGGTAGCGAAGTGGCTAAACGCGGCGGACTGTAAATCCGCTCCTTCGGGTTCGGCAGTTCGAATCTGCCCCCCTCCACCATCTTATTTTAATAGGGGCATAGTTCAACGGTAGAATAGAGGTCTCCAAAACCTTTGATGTGGGTTCGATTCCTACTGCCCCTGCCATGGCGACTGTGGTGAAGTGGTTAACACATCGGATTGTGGTTCCGACATTCGTGGGTTCGATTCCCATCAGTCGCCCTTTATTATTAATGGGCTATAGCCAAGCGGTAAGGCAACGGACTTTGACTCCGTCACTCACTGGTTCGAATCCAGTTAGCCCAGTTACTTTTGGCGGCATAGCCAAGTGGTAAGGCCAAGGTCTGCAAAACCTTTATTCACCGGTTCAAATCCGGTTGCCGCCTCCATGAATTATGCGGGAGTAGTTCAACTTTTAGAACACGTTCCTTCCCGGAACGAGGTATAGGTGCAAATCCTATCTTCCGCTCCATATTTTTTATTTTATGCGGGAATAGTTCAACTCTTAGAACACGTTCCTTCCCGGAACGAGGTATAGGTGTAAATCCTATTTTCCGCTCCATTTTTTATTTTATGCGGGAGTAGTTCAACTCTTAGAACACGTTCCTTCCCGGAACGAGGTATAGGTGCAAATCCTATCTTCCGCTCCATATTTTTTATTCCTGCGGGAGTAGTTCAACTCTTAGAACACGTTCCTTCCCGGAACGAGGTATAGGTGTAAATCCTATCTTCCGCTCCATATTATGCCGGCGTGGCGGAATTGGCAGACGCGCGGGACTCAAAATCCCGTTCCAGCTGATGGAGTGCCGGTTCGATCCCGGCCGCCGGTATTCGTACAACATCATAAACCATTATTACTTTACTGAAATCGCTCAACGGTGCGGTTTCTTTTTTACTATACAATCATAAAACACCATTAAATATTAAAGTTTTGGTCACTTTGTGGACACTTTTGTCCATAAGCGTGTCCAAAGTGTCCACTTTTTATAATGCTGTTATTAAACTGATTGTTTTTTCCTCATCCTTCTCTCTTACTTCTTCCAGCAAGTGTCCATACTTGTTTAACGTCATACTGATATCTGAATGTCCTAATCTTTTTGAAATATAATAAATATTGATGTTTTGAGAAATTAAATATGATGCGTGTGTGTGTCTGAATGCATGACTTGTAATGCTGCGTCTTATATCTAACTCTATGCACGCTTGTTTAATCGCTTTGTTTACAGTCTTATTAATTATACGTTTTCCATTGTGAGTAAATACATAACCATCTAAGCTGATAGGGTGGTTGTTTACATAGTCGATTAATAAATCGATACATTCTTTTGAAACCTTAACTGTTCTTTTTGCGTTTTTATTTTTACTTCCATCAAGATATACTGTATTTTGAACTTCATTAATGTGTTCCCTTTTTAAGTTGATACAGTCAGAAAAACGTCCGCCTGTTTCAATCATTAACAAAATAATATGTGTAGATGCAGCATAATGTTTGTGTCGTTTTAAAAAGAAGTCTTTTATCAGTTTTAATTCTTCAAGATTAAGATACTTATCAGTTTCTTGTTTAACAGGGGGCTTAGAAGATTTTACTTGTGTACCGATTGTAAAATCTTTAATTATTACACCATCATAAATAGCATAATCAACAATTTTTTTGCATAATGCATTAATCCTTCCTAGTTGATCTTGTGATAAAGTGTCTTTGAAGTGTGTCAAGAAATCTTGATATTGTGTGCGAGTGATTTTGATCATAGGTACATGCTTAAAGTATTCACTTATTCGCTTGATTACACGTTTGTTATCGCTATAAGTTTTTGCAGAGATATAAGGTTTTTTATATGTTTCTATCCATTTTGCAGCATATTCTGCAAATGTAATTTGATTTTCAACATCAATACCTTTAGTCAGTTCATTGTAGCGCTGAACACCAGCTTGTTCAGCTTCTTTTTTTGTTCTAAAACCTTGTTTTCTGATTCTTTTAGAACCTATTCTGAAGTCGTATTGCCACTTACCATGTCGCTTTATAACATTCATTGCGATTCCTCCTCAAAAAAAGTAAAAAATAATAAGGGTAGGAAAACTACCCATTTTTTTATTATTCATTTAATCCCGCTGATTCTAATTGTCCATTTATCCAATCGTTGTGTGCCTCTACATTTGCATTATGTTTTGCTACTTCTGCGTCATATTCACTTGCTTTGTCTGCCATTGCTTGTGCATCTTCTTCACTTAAATAACCAGTAGGATTATTTGCTTTGTTCTCTTGTGGGTAATTTGGATTCGTTCCATATGCTTTTGATGTTTCTGGTACAGTATCAGTCTGGTTATTTTCATATGATTGAACGGGTTGTTGTGTGTACTGTTGTGGTTGCTGATCAACTTGTTGTGCAGTGTTATCTTTTGTTTCAACAATATCTTCTTGTTTTTCTTTTTCAGCTATATTTTTATTTCCTTTATTTTCTTTTTCCTTTGTTTCAGTAGTCTCTTTATTTTCCTCTTTAGGCTTACTTTCTTCCTTCTTTTCGTCTTGTCCACACGCTGTGAGTAATAAAGCAGATGATAGTGCTAATGTACCTAATAGTTTGATTTTCATTTTTTTGCTTCTCCTTATTATTCAAATGTTTGATAGTTATAAATTACTTTACCGATTACTTCTATTTCATCCACATATTCTAAATCGAATGAATTTGTTTTAAATTCGTCCGAATAACTTACTGGATCTAAATGTATTTTTGTTTCTGTACGTCTAACACGTTTTACTGTGTACTCTCCACCTAAACGTAATACTAAAATATCGTTACTATTCAATTTGTAATCTTGATTGATTCTATAATCGTGTACGACTATGTATGAACCATTAGCAAGGATTTTGTTCATACTGTCTCCATTCACTTGCAACGCGATACATTCACTTGGTTTGCGTCCGTTGAATATTGAAGAAGGAGCTTTAATTTTAGATGATTCAACTGCTACTTCTTCAAAATTACCAGCAGAAACTTTACCGTAATAAGAAAGCTCAATATCTTGTTCGAATTCAGGTAAAGCTACACTATCAATTTCTCCTAAAAGATAACCTTTAGAAACATTAAATAAGCTTGATATTTTTTCTACCATCCCCATTCTAGGTTCGTTCTTTCCATTTTCCCACATTCTTATGGTACCTTCAGAAACATCCAGTTTTTTCGCCATTTCAACTTTTGAAAGTTTATTTTTAAGTCTGATTTCTTTGATGGAATTTTTGAAAGCCATTTTAATTACCTTCCTTATATGTGATGTTTTAGACACCTATTATTATACTATGAAAAATCATAATTGCAATACTTAAAATACGTTATTTCGAAATTTATTTACGAAAAAGTTAAGAGTTTTTACAAAAAATACTTGAAAGCGTATTTTAAGTACGATATACTTTGGTCAGAGCTTGAGAGAAAGAGGTGACAAACATGACAGAACTTACGTTGAAAGAATGGAGATCTAGAAAAAAATATACACAACCAGAACTAGCTAAAGTTATTGGTATTTCTCCATCAACATATAATATTTGGGAAAATAATCCTGAAATGATTAAACCTAAAGATGCTTTTAAAATAGCGAAAGCACTTAACGTCTCTATTGATGAGATTATTTTTTTAAAAGAAGAATCGTATTTTAAATACGTTTTAGTAGGCGATAAACAAAAAGTATCAACTTAATAGGAGGAAACAATGGAGCAAATCACATTAACGAAACAAGAATTGATTGAAATTGTAGAACGCGAAGTAAGTAAAAGGTTGGATGGTAAGAAAACAATTAAACCAATCTCAATTTTTAGTGAAGTAAGAATTGAAGAAGACGATATAACGAACATCAATGAAGACTTTAATTTTACCAAGTTTATAAAACCTCCATTTAGAGGGCATCATTATAGACCATTAGCTTTAAAAAAATATCCTATGGGAAACAACAAACACTTTAATGGAAAAGTATATGATGATCAAATTCATGACCTCATTAGAAAGTTAAGTTTAGCGGTTTTTGGCATTAGTAGAAACTCTGATTTAAGCGAAAGTGAATTTGAAGATGTTGTAAAAGTTTACAGATACTTTAAAGACATGTACTTACATCTGTACAAAAAACGTCTTTCGAAACTAACTATTGAAGATTTTGAGTAGAGGAGGAAATCACATGCAAAATTTAAAAGTATTTCAAAACTCACAATTCGGAGATTTAGAAATTTTAACTATCGATAACAAAGAGTATTTTCCAGCAATCAAGGTAGCGGAAGTTCTCGGTTATACAAATCCGCGCGATGCTATCTCAAGGCACACAAAAAAACGTGGGGTCGTGAAACACGACGTCATCGATTCGTTAGGTAGAAAACAAGTTAAAAAGTTCATTGATGAAGGTAATTTATACAGATTAATCTCACGTTCAAAATTACCTCAAGCAGAACAATTTGAAGAATGGATCTTTGATGAAGTTCTACCAGCAATTCGCAAACATGGAATCTACGCAACGGACAGCGTGATTGAACAAACGATACAGAATCCGGATTACATCATTACAGTGTTGACTGAGTATAAGAAAGAAAAAGAACAAAATTTACTTTTACAACAAGAAATCGGAGAGCTAAAACCCAAAGCAGATTATGTTGATGAGATATTAAAGTCAACTGGCACATTGGCTACAACACAAATCGCAGCAGACTACGGTATTTCAGCGCAAAAGTTAAATAAGTTGCTACATGAAGCTAGATTACAACGAAAAGTAAACAAACAGTGGGTTCTTTACTCAGAGCATATGGGCAAAAGCTATACAGAATCAGACACTATACCAATTGTACGCTCTGACGGTAGAGAGGATACAGTTTTACAAACCAGATGGACTCAAAAAGGTAGATTGAAAATACACGAAATCATGACTGACTTCGGTTATGAAGCTAATTTAGGAGGAGTATAAATGACACCAGAACAAACAAATGCTCTCACACTTATTTATTACTACTTAAGACAAGAAGCCGCTGATGATTATGAAACATATGAACATGCTATTGAAAAAGATGGAAAGGTAGAAATGATAGAAATTAGTAGAGAACAACATTTAGCAGAAGTTATGTATTGGGCAGCACAAGAGATTGAAAAACATTTTAAACTTGTGCCTGAACCAAACCAATAACAACACCCTACCTACAATCGAGCGGAATTAAGGAGGTGAAGCGAAATGAGCAAACTATACAAAACAACCCTCCTCATCACAATGGCAGTTGTGACTTGGAAGGTTTGGAAGATTGAAGAAAATATTACAAAATTTTATTGTTCTTTATCACGTTCATCGAGAGAACTTCCGAAGCTATCAGCAAATTCAATGGCTTTGATGTACTCATCAAAAAAGAACTGACGTCTCTTTTTCAAATATTCCCAATAATCAGCATGGCTGTTAAAGCTCTCGATATCTTTAACGTGTGGGAGTGTTTGAATGTAAGCCGCAGCAAACTGACTAGGATAGAATTTCGACATATTAATCACCTCCTTAGGTGATTATACCAAAACCCACAATCGAGAGAACGAATTAATAGGAGGAAACTAAATGAGCAAAATTGAAGGTATGACAGTAAATCTAGATTTAAAACTTAAAAACCGCAATGAACTAGATGAATTGCTGGAGACAATTCAAAAAGACATTGCAGCTTTAAAGAATGATATGGAAAAATTAGAAGATTTTAAATTTGAATTTAACTTTGAACAAGTTCAAAACCACACTTCGGACAATTAGCTTTACCTTTAGAAAATTTAAAAGTGACTTTTTATTACATTATACACGAAAGGACTTATCACAATGATAAACAAAATAAAAAAACTCATTACCAAATTAACAAGAAAACATTTATTAGTGATCAAAGTAGAGAATGTCAACGCACCACCAGTAATCATTTATAAAGGTAAAAAGATTCAAACAATAAGTGAAGTTGATTTCGATTGGGAAACACACAGCGAATTTTTAGGTGGTTATGATTTTTCAGTCAAACACTTAGTTAAAGATAAAGATAAGTTACCAGCAATTGAAAGAACTGGGTTTACAAGTCCAAGCAGAGAACAATTTTAGGAGGAAATAAAAAATGAAAAAAAGCAAAGCAAGAATCGAACTTAGTAATGAAGGCATGAAGATTATCGATAGCAATGGCAGCGTTGTATTAGATGCAACAGGTAAAGAAGTGAAGTTTTATGGAGGAGATTCGGCTATTACTTCTGACGGTATCCAAGCAGATGAGATTAAAGGCGAATTTAAAAATATGGAAGACGAGCCTATTAATCTTAGAACACTAATTGAGTCACCGGTTCGTTCTTTGCGAATCCCAGCACGTATAATTCAAGTTTTGAATTTTTTTGAGGACAACCATATCAGCATTGAAGAACAAAAAGATATCGTTCGTATGTTAAATAGCTATTACGATTAAGGAGGTAGCACTCATGACTCAATCACTCAGTGTACAAATCAATATTCCGGAACAGTATGTATTGATTGAAAAAGATATTCACACACAGTTGTTGATGAATCAGCAGAAAGCGACATGGTCCAAAAAAGAATTCATTAATCATTCGCCATTCAAATCAGAAACAACTGTAAACAAAAGAATTTTAGATATGCCAAAATTCAGAAAGATTTTAGAAGGTGAAGGTATAGCTACTTATCCAGGCAATGGTATAAGAGATTTTAGATTCGACGGTCCGAAAGCATATGAGTTTTTACGTAAGTATAGAGATGAATTTTAAGGAGATGAAACAATGAAATCATTCTGGATCGCATACGCATTCTGCTTTGCAAGCACATCCGTCCTGACATTTATCACACAAGATTTCATTATATCAGCAGCGTGGTCATTGCTTTTATCGTTAGCAGTTTTTCTGTTCTTTGACGTCTGGTGCTTCGAAGAAGATGAAACAGAGGAAGCAGTAGATGACGGCGAAGAGTATATTACGTTATTTACGATTAATTATTAAAAAGACTGCTAGCAACCACGAATTGCTAACAGTCAGGGTGTAATGTTTTAGAAACTTCTCACCCTCTAAATTATCAAATTCAGGAGGAATAATCAAATGTATTTTGAACAAGGCGCAGTAGTACGTCATAAATTCAAGGTAGACGGCTTTGAGTTTATGAGAAAAATCGCAAGAGAAGATGATCATATCAGTATTTTAATTTCGACTGTAAGTAATGTTTACGTCACAAAAACAGCAGTCGCAAGTTTATCAGATATTGAAACTGCAGAAGAAATTATTAAACAAGATGTATATACATTTATCGAAGAACAGACAGACGAACTCGACAAAATCATGGCTTACTTTTCGAAAGGGTGGTCATAAAGATGAAGATAAGATTAAAAAAACTAAGAATTGAAAACTTTGCAGGTATTACAGAACAAACTTTTGAATTTGGAGATAACAACACAAATATTTATGGTGGAAATGCCAGTGGTAAGACAACAACCGCAGTTGCATTACAATGGCTGTTGTTTGATAAAGGCTTAGACGGTACGACTAAATCATTCAACTTGGTACCGCTTGATAAAAACAACCAAGAACAGTACGAATTGACACCGACAGTCACTGCAGAAATGGTATTGGATGATAAACCGTTAACACTACGTAAAGAGTCACACGCAAAATATACAACTAACGCTAAGACGAACAGAAAAGAGTACAGTCGCAGCAGAACTAAAAAGCAATATGTAAATGAAGAAAGTTTGAAAGTTACTGAGTACAAAAACTACATTCAATCAATTGTAGATGAAGATGTATTTAAACTGGTTACTAATCCAGAAGCGTTTAATACATTGGATTGGAAAAAGCGTAGAGAAATCTTGTTCCAAATTGCAGATCCAATTAGTGATGAAGAAATTATCGAAACAGATGATGAATTAATCGGTATCAATGATATCTTATCTGACCATGATATCGAAACGAAAAAGAAAATATTAGGCGATAAAATCAAACAAATTAATAAGGATATCAAGGATATTCCAACACGTATCAATGAAGCACAAAAAGGATTGCAGGAAGTAGAACCATACAACGAAGATGATTACAAAGCAGCAATCGAACAGATTGAAGAGATTAACAACAAAATTTTAGAAGTTAAAAATGGTAAAGCTGACATTGATTTACGTAACCAATTAACTGACAAACAATCTGAATTAAAACGTTTAGAACAGAATTTCAGTAATGATACTGAAGATAAAATTCATTCACTTACAAATAAATTCAATACTGAAAACAGTACGGTTATCAACGCTGAATCAACTATAAAGAGATTACAAAATGAGTATGAACATGAAGCTAAACGCAGAGAAACATTATTAAAAGATTATAAAGATATTCAAACACAAATCAAAGAAGTGTCCGCTAAACAGTTTGAACACACTGATGACACGATTTGTCAGTGTTGCGGACAAGAGTTGCCGAAAGACCAAATCGAACAAGCTAAAGAAAAAGCGTTCAACATTTTCAACAAGCGTAAATCAGAAGAATTAGAAAACCTTAAAGCTAAACAAGAATACACGTTAGAGCAAGGTAAATCTATTAAACCGACATTAGAGAACATTCAAAGAGAAATCGAGAAACAAAAGCAATTATCTAATGAAGCGGTAGAGAAATCTAATTCTATCGATAAGAAAATCAAAGCATTAAAAGCAGAAGCAGTTGATGTGACACAAACAGATGAATACCGACAAATCATGCAAGACATTGCAGATATCAGCAACAAGCGTAAAGATATTGCTTCGGAAATAAATCAACTTGTTTCAGAACTTGAAGAAGAATTGAAAACTGCTGAAAGCAAGAAATCAGAAATCGAATCAATCAAATATGTAGAACAGGCAAACGAACGTACACAAAACAGAGTGTTAGATCTGCGAACAGAAGAAGATAACTTGCTTGATGAAAAAGAAGAGTTATCTGGGCAATTGTACAAATTGAACAAATTCACTAACACGAAAATTGAAATGCTGACAGACAATATCAACAACAAATTCAAATACGCTGAATTCAAGCTATTCAATCAATTAGTTAACGGAGATACGGAAGAAACATGTATCACTACTGTTAATGGCGTTGAATATGACTCAGGTTTAAACAATGCAGCACGTATCAACGTTGGTTTAGATATCGTCAATACTTTAGGTCATTTCTATGAGATTGAAGCACCTATCTTTATCGATAATGCTGAATCGGTTACAAAACTGATTGAAACAGATGCACAGCAAATCAGATTGATTGTCAGCGGAGATGATCAACAACTTAGAGCGGAGGATGTTCAATGAAATACGAATTAGGTGATTTTGTACAAATAAAAGCCAAATGGCAAAAAACAAGAAAGAGTATTGGTCCAGATGATTTCAGAAAAGAGAACCAACGAAAAGAATTAGCGATAAGAAGTAAAACAAGTTGTGAAGAAAAAGGGTTTATCTGTGGTCACCGCTACGGTGTAGTACAATCAAAAACTTTTATAAAAGTCAGTGAAAACGAAATAAAAGAAACAGGATTCAGAAACATCAAAGTTTATTTAGTCGCAACAAGAATGAACTGTATTTATGAAGTGAGTGTAGAAGATATTCAACTAATCAAAGACATGGAGGAATTAAGATGAGTAACAATAAATTACAAAAAGTAGAAGAACAATTATTAGCAGAAAAGAACGTTTCTGACAGCGTTCTGAACAAAGTAAAGGTGCTAGAAGCAAAAGGTAATTTAGAACTTCCTAAAAACTATTCACCAAGCAACGCCATGAAACAAGCATGGTTGAAAATCAGTCAAGATTTTAAATTGACTAAGTGTACAGAAGCAAGTACAGCGAATGCACTGCTGGATATGGTAACTCAAGGTTTAAACCCTGCTAAAAATCAATGCTACTTTATCCCATACGGTGATAAGATGCAGCTTCAAAGAAGTGTGTTCGGCAATATCTTATTATTGAAACGTGATGCAGGTGCTAAAGATGTTATAGCACAAATCATTTATGAAGATGATAGCTTCAAACAAGAACTAGATAGTGTTGGTCGTATTAAAGGGATTAAACACGAACAAGATTTCTTTAATATCGACAAAAATAAAATTAAAGGTGCATACTGCACAATCGTATTTGAAGATGATCGTGAGAATTATATTGAAGTCATGACTATGGAACAAATTGAACAAGCATGGTTGCAGTCATCAATGATTAAAGACGAAGCAGCACTTAAAAAATCTAAAACGCATAACAACTTCAAAGAAGAAATGGCCAAGAAAACGGTCATCAATCGTGCTGCTAAACGTTACATCAATACTTCATCAGATGAAGGTTTATTAAGATTCGCACAAGAATCAGAAGAACGTCAACGCAAAGAAGTGTTTGATGCAGAAGTTGAACAGAACGCAAACAAAGAAGAAATTGATTTCGAAGAAGCGGTTTACACAGAATACCAAGAACCATCAAATGAACCTAAACATGAAGAACCTCAAAAAGAAGAGCCTGCAGAGGAAGTCGGAGAGGATGTTGAGCCATTTTAATACAAGTATTTTCAACTGGCTCACAGGGGAATAGCTATCGCATCAGTGATGGCTATACCTCACTCTTATTGGAAGCTGGTATTAACTTTCGCAATGTTCAGATAGCACTAGCATTCAAGACCAGAAAAATTGCAGCATGTCTAATCACACATGAACACGGTGATCATGCAGAATATGTAAAACAATATATGGAACATGGAATCACAACTTATATGACACAAGGAACAAAAGATGCATTAAACATCAACAGTCACAGATTATGTACTTTAAAAGCCAAACAAGAGTTAAGAATCGGAACATGGTCCATTCTACCTTTCGAAGTAGAACATGACGCTAAAGAGCCTGTAGGCTACCTATTCAAAAGCGATTATGGTTATAAGGTCCTTTACCTTACAGATACAAAGTACGTTAAATACAAATTCAAAGGTATCACTCACATGATGTTAGAAGTCAATTACGTGTATGAAAAGATGCTGCAGAATGTCAAAGACGGTGTACTTCATAAAGCTTTGTCTAATCGAGTTATGGAAAGTCATTTCAGTCTGGAGAATGCAGTCGAATTCTTGAAAGCGAATGATCTGAGCAAACTACAACAAATCAATCTTATTCATCTAAGCAGCACAAATGCAGATGCTGAACGAATTAAAAATGAGATACAACAGGTGTCTGGCGTGCCTGTGTACATTGGAGGAAATTAAATGAATTTATGTGTGTTTACAGGAAGAATTACTAAAGATTTATCAATTGTTGAGTCAAGAAGCGGAACAAAGGTATTACCGTTTGATATCGCAGTACAAAGAAAGTACAAGAACCAAAACGGAGAATATGATACTGACTTTATCAGTTGTATCGCATTCAAAGCTACTGCTGAATTCATTGAACAGTACGCTAAAAAAGGCTACTTAGTAACAGTTAAAGGCGAAATGCGAAACAACAACTTCACACGTGATGATGGAACTACTAATTACGGTATGCAGCTTGTAGTAGATGAAATTGATACTGCAACATTATTCATCAATAAAAAACAGTTAGATAAACAACAAGACAGCTACTACAATGCAAACAACACAAAGCAGCAATATGGACAGAGCAAAACAAATCAAAAGCAATCAGTACGTGAAGATAATCCATTCACTAATGCGAATGGTCCAGTCGATATCGAGGATGATGATTTACCATTCTAAAGGAGTGAATTAAATGGCTAGACCAGGATATCTAAAACTTTGGCGCGGTATTGTCGAAAAGCCTATCTGGAAACAATCTACGCCTGAACATAAAGCAATCCTGATCCAAATCTTAATCATGGCAGATTTCAGTGGCAACGAATGGGAATACAAAGGCGAAAAGTACACTACAAAACCTGGTCAATTTGTCACATCACTAAAAAGTATAGCCGAAGAATGCGGAAAAGGGATTTCAGTGCAGAATGTTCGCAGTGCGTTAGCGAGGTTTGAGCGACTAGGTTTTATAACAAACGAATCAACAAAGGTTAATAGGCTCATAACCATTGTTAACTGGGGGGTTTACCAGTCTAACGAAGAAAAGACCAACAAAGATACCAACATTGTTACTAACAGTGAGGTAACAAAGAACCAACAAAGAGGTAACAAAGAGGTAACAACTAAAGAAGAAGTAAAGAAGAAAAGAAATAAAGAAGTAAAGAAAGAGTATAAGAAGAAGATAAATGCCTTCGACTTCTTCCAAGAAAATGGATTCGGAGTATTAAATCAATATACTGCTGAAGATATGAATCATTACATTGAATCATTCGATAACGATTCAGATGAAATTGTACAAGCAGCATTAAAGATTGCATTAGACAGAAACAAAACAAGCTGGGGATATGCAAAGAGTATTTTAAACAATTGGTTAAAGGCCAACTTGAAATCTATGGAAGAAATCAAAGCATATGAACAACAACAGATAGCGCAACGGACAAATAACAGAAATTACTACAATTCAAATACTAAATCAAAAGAGATCACACCTGAATGGTTATTAAACCGTGAACATGAAAACAAAAACAAAACATCTGATAAACAACAAGATAAGGATTTCGAAAAAGACAGAGCAGCGTTTTTAAAACATATACAGGAATCATGGGGTGGAGATTAGTAGGAGGAATCAAAATGAAGATTCATGAACTCAACAATTACGACCGAATCATTATCTGGCAAGAAGATGATCAAGAAGAAGGTCAATGCGGAACAGTCATTCAGTTATTCAGACAAAACTTCGATACACATGCTGCATACGTATTGTTAGATGGAAATACTGAACAAACAATCATCACTAATGATGACTACTTCGATAAATTGCCTATCTCTTTTAAAAAGGGTGATAGAAATGGAATTCAATCTATTTGATGAATATGGCAACAAAGTCTTTGTTATCGAAACCGATAAAGACAGATACAAATTGACAGGTGTTAATGAATGGAAAGGCAGACGTTGGAACTTTGATTTGAACGAACTGCACACATTCATGCAAAACAATCAATTTACCAAAGACTATCAAACAGACATCTACGAAATGTTAGGAGTGTAAATAATGGGATTAATTGATGGGGCTAAAAAGAAATACTATCTCAAAAACAAGTATGGAGAAATAGCATTCAGTGTTATCCCGCTTGCTGAAGATACAAATTATGTAGGCAATATGGCAGGGATGCACTATCAAAAAATGAAAACTATTAAAACAGATAAGGAATTAGCAGAGTTTATTAAAGCTAACAATCTGGTGAAGTGATGAGAGAACTTACAAACACAATTAAACAGCGTTTCAAATCAGACACACGAGGACGTAGTTTAACGCAAATAGAGCAAGAGTTACAGGTCAGAGGTGTAAAGGGGTTTGTGATTGATGCAAGCCCCTCACGCATCACTGCAATCGTTTCTAGAGAGGATTATTTGATTAATAGGAGGAATTGGAATGGCAGTCAGATTAGGTAATCTTAAAATTGAAGAAGTATTAGACAAGTTAGGAATTACTTTACCGAAAGAAGTTGTAGAACGTATGGAAGCAAGATACCAACCGTCTGCACAATCAGAGGACTTAGAACCACAACAATGGCATTGCTTCGAATTCCCTTTGTGCATGTCATGCGGAAGCAGAGAAACAGCATATGAATGGTTTGAGATACTTTCGCCTTATGGTGATGAAATGAAAACGCAAATGCAGATCGTAGCAAAGTAAAGGAGGAATTGGAATGGCAAAACTTAACTATGAAGATGTGACAAGAATCCAAAGCATAATATTATTTTCGGATTACCCAGATGATTTAGTAGAACGATATGTAGATGGTATCGAATCTGTGTATAAAAAAGCGAGGGCATGGGACAACTATTGTAAAAGTGTAGAAAAAGATTTGAGAAACGAATTTGGTAATGATGATAAAAGAATTCAAGTAGGAATGCAATTGAATAATAACATTTTTATGGAGGGTGAAGCATAATGAAATACAAATACATGGAAAAACAAGTAGAAGGTGCTAAAGCATTGGCGGAAAAGTATCCGCACATGCAAACACATCAAGATATTTATCAAGAGCATGTGGAGGTGCTGGAAAAAGCAAAGGCGTTTGATGAAGTAATTAAAGCAAGTCAGAAAGAAAAAACATATGAACAATTAGGTTTTACGACATCAAGAATAGCCAGTGAATATTGGAGGGATAAAGTAAATGACTAAACAATTAACAACTTCCGAGTTAGAACAGATTATTAGACAACAGTTACTTACAGCATATCATCAATATGGTTTTAATAAATATTTAGGTTGGGAGACGGACAACGTTCTTATCGAAATTAATACATTAGAAAAAATAGTAAATGAAATCTGTGAAGCTAAAGATATAACAAAAGAACAATTTATATTAGGAGGACAAAAACAATGACTAAAACTTATCCAGCGTTAGCATTTGAATTTATTGGACAACCAGGATTATACATCGCAGAAGGACCATATAACACAAAAGACGTGAACGAGGCATTCCTAGCTGTTAAGAAGGACGGCACATTGCCGGATAAATTTGCATATAAGCGCGACTTAGCTGAACAAGAAAAGATTTATAAAGAACAAATGGAAAAACAATTCGGAAAGGGTGCAGTCGTCAATTACAAACCGACAGAATGGTTTGAGTATTGCGAACTGGTAGAAGTACAGATTAGCGAAAAAAGATTTAAGGAGTTGTTAGGTTATGAATAACAAATTACAAATCAAATTATTATCTGAAAACGCAACAATGCCGACACGTGCTAATGCTACTGACTCCGGTTTGGATTTATATGTGTCTGAAACAACAGTGATAGAACCTCATACAACAGTAGCAGTTAAAACAGATGTTGCAATTAACTTGCCCTATGGTTATGAAGCACAAGTCAGACCACGTTCTGGTAAATCGCTTAAAACTAAACTGCGTGTAGCGTTGGGTACGATAGATCAAACCTACCACAAAGAGATAGGAATTATCACAGATAATATCAGTAATGAACCTATAACTGTTAAACAAGGTGAGCGTTTAGCGCAGTTAGTCATCGCACCCGTTTCTTATATGCAGCCGGTAGAAGTAGAAGAGTTTGAAAATGAAAGTAACAGAGGTGCTTACGGTAGCACAGGAGAATAAATGTTAACCGTCTCGAATTCGATACGTATAAAAAACTAAACCGGTTGGATTCGACGGGTTTAAAAAACAAGCTTGGCGGTTCGTCCGCCTTGCTTTTAGGAGGTAATATAATGTTTGGATTAATTAGAGAGCTTACAGATACATTTAGTTTGAGTGCATGGAATGTACTTTGGGTTGATGACAAAGGTAAATCACATTGCAATTATTTTTCTAATAAAACAGATGCTCGTGATTTTTATGATAGTTTGCCATATATCAATAAAAAGATGGAAAGAGCAGGGTGGTAAATATGAACGCTAAACAAGTTTTAATAGACGTCTGGAGTCAAGTACAACAAGATGATGAGGTTGTCGTTATTCTCAATAGAGATATGGACGATGGTACGACTGAACAATATGTTATACGGTCGGAAATGGACTATATCAGGGCGCTAGGTATATTGGAAAGTGCTAAACAAGTAATGCAGGAAGAGGAGTGAGTAGAATGGAAAATATTTTATTAATAGTCACTATAGTGTTAATGCTATTTCTTTTGTTTCCTGTATCTATTTTTATAATTCTTGTCAGCTATGCTATCAAAGAAAAAAGAGAGCTTAATAAAGAGTGGGAACAAATGGAAAGAAGGTATCAAGAATTTAATGAAAAGGTTAATAAAAGGATGGAAGAAGAACGCAAATATTTAGATGAGAGAAAGTTGAAAAGACACGTTAGTAAAGGATTAGATAGACATTTTAAATAATACAGGAAGTGATACTAATGATTAAACCAATACTCAAACCAATACTTAAACTAATCTTAACGCTTACACTATACGAAGCAGCTAAACGCATCACTGAACAACTTATCATTCACGCAACACAGAATGATGATGTTGAAGCACCTGCAGACTTTAATATAAACAATCATAAACATCTTAATAATTTAAAAGCAGAGGTGAGTGATTGATGTGGATAGCATTAACCATTCTCTTCGCTCTCCTCTCGCTTGTGCTTTATATGGCTAATCGAGAGTTGAATGAAGAGTTGGAATTGAAGAACATTATTATTGGTAACTTAAGGGAGGAAAAGCGCATTGACAAAAATTGAACCTGCAACTTTTAGATACATTGAAAGTGAGATTTATAATCTTGAATCAACTAAAAAAGATATTAAGAAGTTAAGGCTCGAAATACTCAATCCTACAAAACAGGTTGATGATAATATCGTATATGGACCATTGCAGAAAGGGGAACCTACACGTACAACAGAAGTCATGGCTACAAGACTTATGACGAATAAGATGCTGCGTAACCAAGAGGAAATGGTTCAAGCGATTGAAAGCACTTATAACAAACTACCTGAGGAATACAAACAAGTGATACGCTTGAAATACTGGAATCCTAACAAAAATATGAAAATGGAGCATATTGCTGAAGAGTGTTTTATGCACCGTAATACGGCAGGTAAAATACGTAAAAAATTTGTGAGAGCGGTCGCTTTAGAGGTTGGAATGAAATAGCGATGTGCATCCGGTGTGCATAGAGGGTATTATTTGATGATATTATGATAGTGTAGAGAAAATCTACAAAGCCATGACAAACGACTCAACAACCTCCCTAAATAATGTTGGGCATCCGATAGTGAAATCGGGTGTCTTTTTTATGTTTAAAATAAATAGAGTTAATAACGCAAAGTAGGTGATAGTATAAGATGACTAAATTAACATTAAAACAACAGAGGTTTGCCGATGAGTATATAAGATTAGGGGAAGTTACTAGAGCAGCTATTAACGCAGGTTATAGTACAAAAACGGCGTATTCAATTGGTCAAGAAAACCTGAATAAACCTGCTATTAAAGCTTATATAGATGAACGATTGGAGTTATTAAAAAAACAATCAATCGCACAACAAGATGAAGTGCTGCAGTATCTTACTTCGGTTATGCGAGGGGAAGTAACTGACCAAGAGTTGATACCTATCGGAATCGGTAAAGGTGAAATGGAAGTAGAACGACTAGAAAGACGTTCTGATACTAATGCTAGAACGAAAGCAGCAGAGTTGTTAGGTAAACGTTATCGACTGTTCACTGATAAAGTAGTAACCGAATCAACAGAACGCATTCAGATTGTGAATGATTTAGATGACTAGGGTCAGTTTGAAAGAAGTTGTAGGCGGTGGTTACAAAGACTTTTGGAATAATGAACAACGTTACAGAGTAATTAAAGGTGGTCGTGCTAGTAAGAAGTCAACAACAGCTGCATTAAACTTTATTTATCGTATGTGTTTATATCCTGACGCCAACTTGCTTGTGATCAGACAAGTATTCAAAGACCATAAAGACTCAACATATGCTCAGTTGAAGTGGGCAGCGCGTCAATTACAAGTATATGATGAGTTTGAATGGAAAGTATCGCCATTAGAGATAATCAAAAAGAATACAGGACAGAAAATAATGTTCAGAGGATTGGACGATCCAATGAGCGTTACATCTGCGACAGTAGAACATGGTTATCTTTGCTGGTGTTGGTTTGAGGAAGCTTTCCAAGTCAGAAAAGAAGATGACTTCAACAAAATTGATATGTCGATTCGTGGTTATACTGGCGGTTTATTCAAACAGATTACACTTACCTTCAATCCATGGAGTGAGAAGCACTGGTTGAATAACCGTTTTTTTAAATCTGATTCAGATAACATATTCGCAAAGACCACCAATTATCAATGTAATGAATTCTTAGATGAACAGGATATAGCATTGTTCAATGAGATGAAAATCAAGTCGCCTAGACGTTATAAGATTGAAGGATTAGGCGAATGGGGAATTGCAGAGGGCGGTATTTACGAGAATTGGCATGAACGATTATTCGATATAAACGAGATTGCTAAAAGACCGAGTGTACAAAGTGCATTCGGTCTTGATTTTGGTTACACGAATGATCCTACGGCTCTTAGCTGTTCGCTAGTAGACATAGAGAATAGAGAAATCTACATCTTTGATGAGATGTACAAGAAAGCATTACTCAATGATGAGATAGCAAAGAATATTGCTGACATGGGCTATTCCAAAGAGATTATCATAGCTGACAGTGCCGAACCTAAATCAATCGCTGATTTAAGACGACATGGTCTGCGTAAGGTAGTTAAAGCAGATAAAGGAAAAGACAGTATCATGCATGGTATTCAGTACATTCAACAGTTTACTATCTTTGTTCATCCTAAATGTACGAACGCAATCAATGAACTTTCAAATTATGTGTGGGCAAAAGATAAGAATGATGAACCGATGAATAGACCGATAGACGAATACAACCACTTTTTAGATGCGTTACGGTACAGCTTAGAACGTATACGTAAAAAAGACAGAATGAAGAGGTGATTAAGTGTACAATCCAGAGTTTATACAAGACATTAAACGTAATGGTATTGCGCCAGAACATATTGAAAAGCTCATCGACTTGCACAGTGACGATAGATTTAGAATGATGAATTCATACTCACGGTACAAAGAAGATGTGGATGTCGTACCTATTTTCAAACATGATCCAATCAAAGAATATGAGGATTTCGAAACAGGCGGTAACGTCAAGCGAGTAGACCAATATGTGAATAACAAGTTGAATAATGCATTTGATGCAGAAATCATTGATACACGTGTCGGTTATTTGCATGGTGTACCTATCAGTTACACTACAGATGACAAACGACAAAAAGAAGTAATTGATGAATTCAACTTAATGAACACAGTAGAAGATTTAGACAGTGAATTAGGTAAAATGGCTGCGATTTGTGGTTATGCTGCACGCTTAATCTACATTGATAAAACAGGTAGTGCAAGATTACGTAACATCAACCCTTTCAATGTGGTATTTATCGGTGATGACATTACCGAACCAACTTATTCGCTTTACTATTACAAAACAGTAGATGATAAAGGGAAAGAAAGTTACTACTGCGAATTCTATGACGATGCTTATTATTACGTTTATACGGGCGATAAAGATGCGTTAGTGTTCCAATATAGACAAGAACATCTATCCGACTTCAACCCTCTCTATGGTGTCGCTAACAACGAAGAATTGATAGGTGATGTAGAACGTGTCAGACATTTAATCGACGGTTACAACAGAACATTATCAGACGCTTCAAGTGAAATCAGTCAGACACGCTTAGCTTACCTTGTATTGAAAGGTTTAGGATTAGAAGAAGATGAGATTCAAGACTTGAAACAAAGCGGTGTGTTCGAGTTGTTTGATGAACGTCAAGATGTTAAGTATCTGACAAAAGATATTAATGACACTATGATTGAAAACCATTTGGACAGACTTGAAAAAAACATCATGCGCTTTGCTAAGTCAGTCAACTTCAATTCAGATGAATTCAATGGCAATGTACCAGTAATCGGTATGCGATTGAAGTTAATGGCACTAGAGAACAAGTGTATGACATTTGAACGTAAGATGACTGCCATGCTGCGTTATCAATTCAAAGTGTTATTCAGCATTTGGAAACGTCACAATAAAATCAGTGTGAAAGATACGGATTACTTGTATGTTAAGTTTGCATTCGGTCGTAACGTACCAGTAAACAAACTGGAAGAAGCACAGATACTTTCAACACTTAACGGTCAAGTCTCAGACGTTACTAGATACGCTCAATCCTCTTTAGTAGAGAACCCAGAGGAAGAAATTGCCTTGATGAATGCCGAAGGGGTTGTGATGGATGATGAAGAACCAGAAGGATATTGAAAGTAAGTTAGATAGATACATTGCTGAATCTGAGACAGTGATACAAGAGATATTTGCTAGGGTTTTGAAGATGATACTTGAATCGTTTACTTTATCCTATGTTAAGTATTCAAAAGAAGATGATCCACACATTACTTGGACGGAATTCAACAAATATAATCGCTACAACAAGATGTTAGATAAAATGGGCGATATGCTTGATGATGAATTTAAGCAGATTAAACAGGAAATCAAAGAAACACAACAAGCTGTGTACTTAGACGGCTTTATGTCTCATATGTATTTGATTGAACAGACATCCGATATTCAAATGTCTTTTACTTTACCAGATGATAAAGTCATTCAAAAAGCGTTAAATCAACCTGTGGAGAAGATTAATCTTGATAAGACATTGGAAAAGCACAGAAACAAAGTGCTTGAAAGAATCAGAGTTCATACTGCTACTGGATTGATGGGCGGCAACAGCTACAATGAAATTGCTGAAACTATTGAAAAGGATGTAGGTATGACAGAAAAGCAAGCACGTTTAGTAGCACGTACAGAAGGTGGGCGTTCTCAATCACAAGCGCAAGTAGACGCAGAAGATGTTGCTAAAGAGAACGGTGCAAGAATCAAAGGTTATTGGGACGCAACACTAGACACACGTACAAGACCATCACATGCACATCATGACGGTGTGGAAGAAGATGAGAACGGCAACTTTACCGTAGGTTTATCCACTGGTAAAGCACCACGCCTACTTGTCGGTGTAGACAGTGCTAAACAAAATATCGATTGCAGATGTAAGAAGTTGTATAAAGTGAACGGCATGAGACCACAAATAAGAGCATCAAGAGACAAGAATAATAAAACAAAACAGATACCTTATGTTACATATATGGATTGGTACAAAGAACGTACAGGGGAAGAATATCCATATAAACCTAATGGTAAGAGAAAACGCCGACAGTCGTGAGATTGACGGTTATATATATTGGAAGTGAACTTATGAAACTTTTAGACAGAAAGTGAAGGTGATCCAATATCTTGATAGTCATACATTGACTCGACCTAGATAAGTCGTTAAAAGGTCTATTTTTTATGCGTTATTTGCGCAAATAAAACGCAAACGTGATGGGTTATACAAACACATTGCGGTTGAGAGGAGTAATTTTATGAACTTTGAAGAATTTAAACAGTATTTAGAAGATAACAAAGACAACAAGGACGTGCAGCAGTCTTTAAAAGAATTTGTGGCGGTATCTAACAATGACGTTGAAAGTTTTTTAGAGACAGAAGAAGGCAAGCGTTTCATTCAACCGAAATTAGACAAGTATCATAACAAATCGCTGGAGTCATGGAAAAAGAACAACTTAGACAATCTAGTTGAAGAAGAAGTACGCAGACGTCATCCAGAGGAAACGGAAGACCAGAAGCGTATCAGAAAACTAGAAGAAGAGTTGGCTAATCGTGATAAGCAGTCTAAGCGTCAACAATTGCAGAACAAAGCAATCAAGATTGCACAAGATAAGGGCTTGCCTACTGATTTGGTTGATTTCTTTATCGGCGAAGATGAAGAAGCTACTCAAACAAATTTAGATAAGTTCGAAGAAAAGGTTAACGAAGTTGTAACTAACAAAGTTGACCAACGTTTTAAAGACAATGGTCGTGATTTTAACGACGCAACAGAACAAACGAATGTACCTACATCTGCCTCGATTCAATCGATTATTGAAGGCGGTAACATTCGAAACTAACAAATAAACTAGGAGTGATACTATGGCAACACCAAAATACACACCAGATCACGTGTTATTATCAGAAGCAAAGACAGGCGTTATTCCACAAGAACAAGGCAATTTAATTTTAAAAGACATGGTTAACGGTTCGGCAATCATGAAATTAGCAAAAGGCGAAACTATGACTATGCCTAAAAAGTCATTTACGTATTTAGCGAAAGGTATCGGCGCTTATTGGGTATCTGAAACTGAACGTATTCAAACTGCTAAACCTCAATATTTAACTGCAGAAATGGAAGCTAAGAAGTTAGGTGTAATTATTCCGTTATCTAAAGAATTCTTACGCTATACTGCAAAAGACTTTTTCAATGAGGTTAAACCTTTAATTGCAGAAGCATTCTATCAAAAATTTGATAACGCTGTGTTATTCGGTACTGAAACACCGTATGGCGAATCAGGTAAAGCAATTTTTACAGGTGCTAGTGAGGCAGGTAATGTTATTGCGCAAACAGGCGACTTATACAACAACCTGAATGATGTTATGGCCTTAATCGAAGATGAAGATTATGATCCAAACGGTATTTTAACTACACGTTCATTCAAAAAGGATTTACGCGGCGCTGTTGACGGTAATAATCAACCTATTTTTGATGGCGATAATGAAGCGTTAGGGTTACCAATCGCATATACAAACAAAGCAGGTTTCGATAAAACAAAAGCTGCAGCATTGTTAGGTGATTGGGATTATGCACGTTACGGTATCTTACAAGGTATTGAGTACTCAATTTCAGAAGATGCGACTTTAACTACTTTAGATGCAGATGACGCAAGCGGTAAACCAGTATCTTTATTCGAACGTGATATGTTTGCATTACGTGCAACTATGCATATCGGCTATATGAATGTTAAACCAGAGGCATTTGGTGCATTAACGCCAGCATCTCAACCTGCTGAAACAGTCTAGGAGTGATATAGATGTCTAATAAACTAATCAAAGTTGAAAAAGACGGAGAAAAGTTAGAAGTTACTGAAAAAGCCTTTAGAGTAGTTTATGGACCTAAAGGCTACAAAGAGGTAAAACAGACGCGCAAGCGTACAACTAAAAAAGAAGAGGAGTGATGTAGATGTCACAAACTCTTATCAATGATGTTGAAGACTATTTAAAATCAGAAGGAAAAGAGATAAACTCTGAAAATCGTAAGTTGTTTGAAGCAGATGTAATGGATTGGCTTGAAACAGCGAAGTATGAAACGAATAATGATTTCACTGCATACGCAGATGACACAGGGGTTATTAATTATCCTTACGCAATTGTTAAATTTATCGGTGGAATGATACTGCATAATGAAAAATCAGTAGTTAAAGACGGGTTGAAGTCAAGGTCTATGGGAACGGTAAGTTACACGTTCAAAGACGGTGACGAATACCCGTCTCATTTATTGAGATTATTAGACAGGTTCAGAAACAGAAAGGCAAGATTCCATGTTTTACGCTGAATTTCCACATCTAATCACTATAGAACGTGTAACAACTCTTAACGACACTTCAACTTATCCACCTAAACAAATACAAGATAAAACAACAACAAATGCTACTGCTTTCTTAGATACACCTAGCACGTCGCAGAAAGCAGAGTTCAAAGAATTAGGTGTTGAATTATCAAGAATGCTTTATGTTCCGTATAACGTAGATATTAAGCGCTCTGATGTCATTGTATTTGAAGGTGTACGTTACAAGTTAAATGGTGATTTAGAGGACCAAGGCGGACAACATGAAATAAACAGAGTGCCGTTAGTGAGAGTGTAGGATATGGCTAACAATATAAGTAGAGGACTTCAAAAGTACAAAGCAAAAGTGTTAAGTGAGGCTAAACGCGGTGTAGCAGAGACGACAGCGTTATTACACAGTAACGCGTCTAGTATGGCACCAGTTGATACAAGTGCATTGAAAAAATCAATTGATATGTCAATCAGTGGTTTTCATGGCCAAGTCAAAGTCGGTGCCAGTTATGCTGCATATATTGAATTTGGGACTGGTATTCATAGTGAAAAAAGTTCACGTGCCAAGAAGATTCCTTGGACTTATTTTAAAGGCGGTAAATTCTATACAACTTATGGTATGGTTGCTCAACCTTTCTGGTATCCGTCGGTAGATATCGCACGCCAATATTTTAATAGTTATTTTGATGTATAAGGGAGGTAAGACACATGCAAGCTATATACAGAACAGCTGAACAATCATTATTTAGAGCAGTGATGACAAATTTGTACAAGTCGCCATTATTCGAACAATTAGGACGGAACATTTTTGACCGTATGCAAACCGATATAGGTATAGATGAAAATGGCAACAATGTACCTCAACTCACTTATGTAGTTGCAGGGGAAACGAACACACTGCCAACTTATCGCAGCAATAGTCATGTAGAGAGAATTGCAATTACCTTCCACTTATTTCATAGAAATAATGACAATCAACATTTGGTTGTGGATGAAACACGCGGATTACTTTCTGACTTGTCATATTATGCGCAACAAACACCGATAATGGATTATTACGTTTGCAAAGAAACAAGAATAGATACGCAACAAGTAATTACTGATGTTGACGGTCAAACGCAACACGGTATTTTACGAATTGCTTATACAGTAGATCATAAATTGAGATATAAAAACTAAGGAGTGGATATAAATGGCAGTAGACAAATGGACCCTTATTGGTATTCCAGCAGATACACCGATCGAACAAGCAAAAGCGATTGACTTCGTTTTAGCAGGAACAAGTGAATTCTCACATGAATTCGAAAATGAATTACGAGAAAAAATCAGAGGTAACCGTAAAGATTGGTCTGCAGGTGTTGTAGAAGAAACAATCGAAGTTACATTCCCTTATGACAAAAATATTAAAGGTGACCGAGATTTTAAAGAAGCGTGTAAGTACGGTAAACAAATGCGTTTCTGGATTATTAATAATGATGTGGTTACGTATACAGATGAAGAAACACAAGCAGAAACTGAAGGACATAACGCAACTTTTGCTTATGTAATCCCTGATGGACGTACATTAGAGGTTGATGATGAAGATGAGAATATCGAAGTATCATTAAAAGTTAAATTGAACTCTGCTGACGGTTATGAACCAAAATTACCGCCAGAAATTATTGACCCTTCTGTTGCATCTGCAATCGTTTACGAGTCTATCGGCGAAGCTACAGGCGATGCAGAGGACGCTGCTACGCAAAACATCTAATTTTCATTCGGGGGCGCTTGCCCCCTTTTTTATTTATCTATTTTCTAATTAAAAGGAGTAATTAAATTATGACAAACACATTAAACATTAATGGTAAAGACTATACAGCTAAAGGTTCAATTGCATTTGTACGTGAAGCAAAACAATTCGCAGAAGCGACTGAAAAAGACGGCGTTAAAACTAAAGGTGATGGCGTTACAGGTATCTTCTTAGGACTTATCCAACAAGACCCTGAAAAGTTATCTCAATTCTGGTACTGTGCTGTATCTAACTTAACGAAAGAGAAACCATCATTAATCGAAGTAGAAACTGCTATCGAGAAATATGCAGAAGAAAATGGCGAGATTGATTCTCTGTTCAAAGGCGCATTAAACACATTAAGAAACGACGGTATGGTTAAGGGAAAGATCAACAACTTAATCGACACAATGTATCAGAACGGCAAAGGCAAAGAGAAAGAACTGGACACGTTCAATCAAATGTACAAAAACGTAACGGGCGAAAATCTGTTCAACAAAGCGGTATAGATTACGACTATATTGTCGAAACTTCAATTCGATTGTTGGGTTACATTCCAATTCATGAATTGGAACAACTCACAATCAAAGAGTGGGAGTTATATATCAAAGGTGCAAGACATAGACGTTTAGACACATTAGAAGATTTACGAACACAATCTATCATGCAAGCACGTTTATCTGGCGGTAAAGACATTAAGAAAATATCTAAAAACCTTGAACATGAACGTCAATTGATAGATAAGACAGAAACTTCTGTTGAACATGACAAAGCGCATGAAAAGTGGATTAAACGCAAAACAAGAGAAATACAACGTCAAGCGCTTCAACGCTGGTTAGACAGCAAAAAGAAATAGATAAATAAAGGAGGGATTGCGATTGGATGATATAGCACGCTTTATCGCAGAAATAGAAGCAGATATAAGCGACTTTGAACGTGATATTCATAAGGCTATGGCTATGGCAGAAAACTTGCCAGATGATGTGGAAGTAGAAGTACATGCGACAATCAATGATTTCAAGCGCAAAATCACACAAGCAGAAGCGCAAGCAAAAATGTTTGACGGTATGGAAGTTGATGCCGAAATAAATGCTGATATAAGCGATTTAATGAAAGATGTAGGTATTGCTAAAACGATTATCAATGATTTAGATAATACAAGAGTAGATGCTGATGTTGACGCACACGTTAAAAGAGCAATGACAAATATCACTGAACTACAATCTATGTTGTCGGGTATCGAACGTGAAGATTACAGTGTAGATATTAATGCAGATACAGCAAGTGCTTTATCTCGAATAAGAATTCTGGAAACAAATCTTAAATCAATAGAAAATAAAAATGTTAGTGCGGAAATAAATGCTGATGTATCTGCAGCAATGGCTAAAATAGCTATGGTAAAAGCACAATTAAATAGTTTTGCAAGAGATAAAACAACTATAGAGGTAGAAACTAAATTTGATACTAACCCTATCAGAAACGGTTTAGCTTCTATTACCTCTGCTTTAGGCAACTTCCAGAACAAAATGGACACTTTAGCTAACAATATCAGAACCACTGGTACTGTTGCGGCGAATGTGTTTAAAGGAATGTTCTTATCATCTATCACTGCTTTAGTACCTGCGATTGCGTCTGTAGTACCTGCTTTAATGGCAGTGATGAATGCTATAGGTGTTGTAGGAGGCGGCGCATTAGGTTTAGCAAATGCGTTTGCGATTACTGGCGCAGGTGTCGTAGGTTTCGGTGCTATGGCAATCAGTGCATTGAAAATGGTAGAGAACGGCACGTTATCAGTAACTAAAGAGGTACAAAACTATCAATCTGCTGTAGATGACTTAAAATCTGCTTGGACTGGCGTTGTCAGCCAGAATCAATCAGCAATTTTTAATACACTGGCAAACGGTATAAACACTGCTAAAGTCGCATTACAAGGTTTAACACCATTTTTAAGCGGTGTAGCACAAGGAATGGAACAAGCAAGCAGTAAAATGTTGAATTGGGCTAAAACTTCACAAGTAGCTTCCAATTTCTTCGATATGATGGGAACTACTGGTGTAAAAGTATTTAATAATATGTTAAGTGCTGCCGGTTCATTCGGTAGCGGTTTAATCGCAGTTATTACTAATTTAGCTCCATTGACAGAATGGGTCTCACAAGGGTTCGCTAAAATGGGCGAATCATTTAACAAATGGGCTACTAGTGTTGAAGGTTCGCAAGCAATTCAAGATTTTACTAATTATGTTAAAACTAACTTACCGCTTATCGGCGAAATCTTTGGATCTACATTCAAAGGTATCTTCAACTTGATGAAAGCATTTGCTCCTAACTCTCAATTAATTTTCCAATCTTTAGCAGAAATGGCGAACAGATTTGAAGCGTGGAGTGCAAAAATTGCAGCAAGTGACGGATTCAAACAGTTTATTGATTATATACAAACAAATGGTCCTAAAGTGTTAGGAGTTTTAGGAAATCTTGTAGGAATTATAATAAATGTCGCTACTGCTATGGCTCCACTAGGAGCTGCTGTACTAGATGTGGTGTTAGCTTTCACTGAGTGGTTGAAAAATTTAACAGAAGCTCAACCCATTATAGGAGCTATATTAGGTGTAGTTTCGATTTTAGCTGGTGCTTTCATGTCATTGTATCCAGCTATTCAATTCGTAATGACTGTAATAGTACCATTAATCGGTGCTTTTATAGAGTTTTTAGCCACAAGTTCTATTGTTGAAGGTATTTTAGGTACTCTAGCTGCTGCATTTGGTGCGATAACTGGTCCGGTATGGGTTGCAATCGGAGTCATCGTAGCATTGATAGGTATTTTTGTAGCTCTATGGAATTCTTCGGAAATTGTAAGAACAGCTGTTAGTGATGCATTTAACACCGTTAAAAATGCGGTTATGGATGCGGTGAACGCCGTTGTCGGATTTGTTCAAGATTTAATGGGACAATTCGGTTATGTCGGTGATGCCCTACAAACATTAAAAAATACTTTTTCTCAAGCTTGGCAAGAAATTGTAGTTATAGTCGAAACCGCAATAGGAGTTTTAGCGCCTATTTTCCAAGCTGGGTGGAATATTTTAGTTACTATTGTCAAAGTAGCGTGGGAACTGATAAAGGCAGTTATCACTATTGCGATGCATTTAATCGTAGGTACTATCACTGCTTTACTTCAAGTTTTAACCGGCGATTGGCAAGGTGCTTGGCAGACATTACAAGCAGCAGGTGCTGAAATTTGGCAGGCGATTGTTACAGCTGCACAAAATATCTTTGGCATTTTGGCTGAATTCTTATCTACACTATGGCAATCAATCGTTACAAGCGCACAAACACAGTGGGCTGTATTGCAAGCGGTAGCTTCTGTTATTTGGAATGCTATCGTAACGACAATACTTACTGCGGTTCAAAACTTAGGTAATTTTTTACTTACAATTTGGACTTTTATTGTCACAACTGCCCAAACTATTTGGAACTCTTTAGTGGCAATTGCCGGTATGATATGGAATTTAATTGTTACAGCTATCGTGACTGCAGTACAGAATTTAGGTACAATCCTATCGACAATTTGGACTATGATTGTTACTACAGCGCAAACAATTTGGACATCATTAGTTGCAGTAGCTTCAACAATCTGGAATATGATTGTAACTGCTATTGTGACCGCCATTCAAAACTTGGGTACGATCTTGTCTACAATTTGGCAAACAATAGTTACGACTGCTAGTGCCGCATGGACAGGTCTTGTTGCTATAGCTTCGGCAATTTGGTCTGCTCTAGTAAGTACAATCAGTTCTGTTGTATCTAGCGTAATATCGTTTGTGTCTTCTGGTTGGTCAAGTTTGATGAGTATAACTTCATCGATTATGAGCAGTATTATGAGTGTTATTTCATCTATTTGGTCAAGTATCGTATCAGTAGTATCTTCTGTAGTTTCAAGTATAGTTTCCTTTGTATCATCAGGATTTAGCAATATGCTTAGCGTAGCTTCATCAATTATGAGTTCCATTATGAGTGTAATATCTTCTGTGTGGTCGAGCATAGTTTCCGCAGTATCTAGCGCTATAAGTTCAGTAGTTTCTGCAGTATCATCTGGTTTCAGTAGTGCGTTGAGTACTGCAAGTTCGATTATGAGTAGCATTTTAAGTGCTGTTACATCAGCTTGGTCAAGTATTGTGTCAACAATTGCGAGTGCGATTTCGAATGTTGTATCAACGATATCAAGTGGTATGAGCAGTGCTATGAGTGCGGTAACTTCTGGTGTTTCTGGAATGGTAAGTGCTGCAAGAGGTTTTGTAGGCGATATGATGAGCGCCGGGCGTGACTTGATTCAAGGTATGATAAACGGTGTTAGAGCAATGGCAGGTGCGATTGCCAGTGCTGCACGTTCAGTTGTATCAAATGCAGTAAGTGCAGCTAAGTCGGCATTAGGCATACACTCACCTTCACGTGTGTTTATGGAAATCGGTAATTATACCGGTGAAGGTTTGGCAATCGGTATACATCAAATGACAAGTAATGTTGTTGGTGAAGTCGAAAACATGGCTAACCAAATGGAAAAAGCGTATGCACCAGAATTAAAGTCAATTAATCCACAAATGAACAAAGACATTAATAGCATGAGTGACAAGATTAACGGTGCAGTAAGTTCTGATATTACAAATGGTGTTAAAGTTGCTCGACCAATTTTCAATATTACAAACGAATCTGACTTACCGGCAATCAAAACATATGTGGAAGAAGAGACTGCAAAAGAGCGCATGCAAAGGAGGATATAAGCCTTGAACTATACTGATTTAATGATAGTCAAAGATAACGAAGAATTTTTAATAAGTAACAATAGATTGACTGGGGACGCATTGAGCGTTTCCAGTTTTATTGTTGGATCTATTATTCAAAATCAAAGGTTTGAATACGGCGACGGAATGAATCGTCGGGTTGATTATGGTTTTGATGATGAATACAGAAAAGCAAAAATGGTTGTGGAAGCGAAAACTAAGTATGGTTATGACATTGCGGCACTGAGAGATGCAATCAATGAATTGTTTTATGGTACGTACTACATTCGTGAAATGAGATTAACTTACGACAGCGATAAACCTGTTAAATATGAAAGTATCGGTAAAACTACTGGTGATATGAATTTAGGCGAGCCGAGACTTGTCGGAGGAAAGCAACTGAAAGTGCGTAATGTGAGTGAAATTGTACCTAGTGATGATGATTTGTGGTTTGAATTCGAAGTTGAATTTGAAACGGTAGAATTGCCGTATTTAGAAACTTCATATACAACTCAAGATTTACAATCAACAGGTTACAATGCAACAGTTGAAAAATACGGGTTAATTGATGGAGTGAATGTAGACTATCCAACATATACTTTTACTACAAATGAATTTACTATTTGGAATGGCGGAAACATTGCAGTTGATCCACGTAATATGATGTTGAAAATTGAATTATACAATATGTCAACAACAGGTAATTTACGTATAGATAATTTAACAACAGGCGAATATCATATTCATTATCCGTCATTTGGAGGTAACCATTATGTTATAGATGGTGCGACAGTTAGAACCGCAAGCGGAACAAATAAATTAAGAGATACCAATAGAAAATACATCTCTTTAGCGACGGGTATCAACAAAATCAAAATAACCAATGGGGCATTCGATAGAGCGGTAATTACGTTTAAATTTTATTACAAATAAGGAGTGATATGATGGCTAGGAAAATAATTGATGCAACATTTGATAGACTAACCGTCAATAACGTTAATGATATGTTCGAAGAATTATATGACGGTCAAATCGACGATGCGGCTTTCGCCGAAAAAGTTAAACAATTTTCTGATTCTACTACGATCGAGGAGATTATCAGTCGTACAACGCCGGATATTAAGGCACAAGCGTCTAATGACGCAATTGATTTTGTTAAAAGCAACCCTGATTTATTCAAAGGCGATTCAGGGGATAAAATCAATTACCTTAAAGTAAACGGTGTTAATGACTTCACTGCCTTTTTAAAAATATCAGATAATGACTATGCTGCTTCTAGATATTTCAAAGACAGTGCCGACGAGTTTCTAAAAGGTTATCAAAATTACATCGTCAACAATAGTACGGTTGTTGATGAAAAAGTCATTAATGAAAACTACAAAGACGTGAGCGGCGGTCAAATCAGTGCACCTACAACTAATAACCATTACGCAACCACTGTGGGTACTAAAGTCATTTATCAATTCACAGGATTTTATATTGATTTCAGTGCACTTTGCAATGCTTCAGGCGGTCTATGGAAAGCGAGTGTGGATGGTGTAGAAAAAGGAACTTATTCGGTTTATAGCGATTCTCCTTCTACTAAAACATTTGTAGTAGCAGACGACCTTGCAGATTCTTCACACACATTAGTTTTAGAGTTTATGGGTGCAGACCTACAAAATGTTGTTTCCGGTCCGCGCGGATGGCTTAGATTTGATTCGGATGGTGACGGAGTAGGTACCACATTTACTGTTAAACACAATGATTTAGTAGAAAAACAGTCGTTCCCTGCAGAATTCACAGTCAACTTCAGTAACAAAGAGTATGCATTAAGTGTACGTGATGAAGCGAGAACACAGACAGCTGAGTGGTTCCCTGCACACAATAACATCATTACTACATCAAAAGGTCGAAACTTTGTTAGAGAGTTACTAGTTGACGGTAACAGCGTTCCATTAGATTTGGTTAAGGACAGTATTGCATTTAAAAAAGCACAATTAATTCAAAAAGTTGAAAATAAATTAACTTCTGATTCGTCTGTTCGTGCAGAAATCACATTTATTGTTACTTTTGAAGACGGTAAAGTTTATAACGAAATTAAAATTAAATGGTTGCAAGATTCGGAAATTACTAGCGGTTATATTATGCAAATGCCATTTTCAACAAGTTGGTTTGCTAAAGTTGTTTCTGATAAATTTGAAGAAATTGAAGAAGACACTGTCAACACCGGCACAACAACATCATTTAACGATTTAAGCGCTAGAAGTTTTACAGCATTATCTGATACGCCTGAAGGTAAAAATTATATCTATCGTATGGCAATGTTGGAGATGACAGAGCCGTATAAAGATGTAAAGTTAGCACATCGTGACGCTACACTACAAAAGTTATACCCTCAAAATTATTCAATGACAGTCAAAAAAGCAGGCACAATTGACTACTTTAAAGGGTATTATGAGTTCGCTAAGGTGCCTAATGCTGATTTAGTTTATAAAGTGTAGGTGGTTAAATGTATATTCGAGACTTACAAGGCAATGAGTACACGCTATTTACAGACTTTGAACATACGGATGAGTTGAATACGAATGATAGTATCAGAATGAAGATTCCTTATGATAAAAATCATGGGAAATTTTTAAGTCAAACAACCGATTTAGAGCATTGGATTATCGGGGATATCGTCGGTATTAATGAATATCGAATTGTTTACTCAAAGAAAATCACTAAAGGTAACAGTTTTTATGTCGATATCATTGCCAATCCAGAAGTGATTGAACGGTTAGATGAGTTAAGAGTGTATAAACGTTATGATGAATACTTTGAAGATGTTAGATTCTTTAATCTTGTCTTTGCAGACACGCCTTTTACAGTTGTGATCAACGAAACAATGGGTTCGCTCGCATGGGAAGGTGTTGGAGATGGAGAAAGCAAACTAAGTATGTTCAAGCGAGGTATCAAGCGTTATGGTTTCGAGTTTGAAATTGTAGGTAATGTAGTGTACCTCAAAAAGAAATTAGGAAACGATACCAACTATGAATTCAGATATAAATTGAACGCTGCGAATATCGTTAAAGAAACAGATTCGCAAGAGTTTTTTACAGCAATTAGAGGTTACGGGAACTATGACCAAGACGAAAAGGATATTGACGGTAAAGCATTATTAAAAGATACCTATATCAGTCCTCTGGCTTCTGTGTATGGTGAAAAGTGGGCGCCACCTTTGCGTGATGGACGTGTAAAAGTAGCGAGTACCTTACGTAAAGAAATGGAACGTATTGTAGATGAATCTTTAAAAATCAGTTTTTCTGCTGATATTTATGATTTATCAAGACAAGGATATGACTATCAACACACGGTACTTGGAGACCGTGTGTTTTTAGTCGACGAACGTATCAAGGAAGATGTTGAAGTACGAGTGGTTAAAAAAGAAGTCAAATACAGTGCTAAAAAAGAAATTATTGATTTAAAAATCACATTCGGAACAACCAGCATGACAGATGCCTATAAAACATCATTACAGACTACTGTAAAAGACTTTTCAGAAATTATGGCAGGCAGAAAGCCTTTGCCATTCCCAGCTTTAGATATTACCACACGTTCAATGGTTACTATGATTCAAGAGACAACATCTGAAATCGTATATGATTCAAATGGTCAACACTTTATTGAAAAAGATAACCCTAACAATATCATGACTGAAAATAGCAGTGGTCTATTCCTTTCTACAGACGGAGGAGTTACAGGTGTAACAGCAATTACAGCGCGAGGAATTACTGCAGACGCAATCACAACAGGTACAATGTATGCAAACCGTATACAAGGCGGGTCCTTAGCGTCTAATAGCGGTTCCATGGTGTGGAATTTAGATAAAAACCAATTCAACTTTTATTCGGGTTCTACAGCGCACTATTGGGGTTCATCAGATATTCAATTCCATCACTTCGACAACACAATTAATATGGAAAAGAACGGTGTAACAGCCTTTTTATCATTTATGACTGCGATTGACGATAATTACCCAGCAATCGTAATAGGTGCGTCTGAATACGGTACTACAGGTGGTACAGGAACGTTTGTGGGTATGAAAGCACAATCTGCAAAAGCAACACCATTAGGTTACTCACAGGCCGAAATAATCGGCGACAGAGTAATCTTCGATAGTCATGGCGGTTCGGCTACAACGGGTTCATGGGTACTTGAAACGTATCGTAAAGACGGGGATAAAGTACGTTCTCTATATGGACGAGATCTTAACTTAGGTTATAAATATGAATTAGGTACAATTTCAAACAGATTTGAAAACTTGTGGGCAAAAACTTTAGTTGGATCAATGAGATTAGTCAGTGACTCATCCAGTGACGGCGGTTCAATATTTAGTATGGACTTACGAAATGGTATCTCTTTCTCTAATTCGGGATTGTCTTTTTCGTATGGTGGTAAATCATACTCGTTCGAATGGGTAGTTAAAGCGATTGAAAGTCTTACTGATGGCACAACAGGCGTAAACAAGCGTATAGATGATGCGTTTACAGAGATAAGTAAAGTGAACAGTCGTGTAGATGAAGTGTTAAGTCTAAGCAACACTGCAGACTCAAAGATACACGATCGCATTGACGCATTACTTAAACTTGTTAATGACGGGGATAAAGCATTAAATGACAGAATCGATAAAATTGTCGCAGGATAATAAATAAGAAAGGTGATTTTAAATGGAAAATATCAATTATGATTTAGAAAAAGCGAACCAATATCTATCAAGTCAAATCGCATTTTATGTGAATGAATTGGCAAAATTACATTCGGTCAATGCGTGTTTGGTAGAAGAATTAGAGAAATATAAAGAAGATAATGCACGTTTAGAAGAATCGCAGTCACATTGATTGCGGTTCTTTAGTTTTAGTAAAGTGAGGTGCTATATGATAAATCAATTCGACAATGAAGACCTTAAAGACCCTAAAACATTAAGGATTATTATTAAGGATTTAACAGACAAGTTGAAAGATTTGAGTGAAAGACTAAAAGATGAAGAAAAAACTTTAAACAACCCAGATACAGGAATAAGAGTAGCAATCAAAGATATTAATGAAGATATCGATACATTGAATAATAAATTAAATGAAATTTTAAAGTCTCAATCAGAAACACGTAAGACAGTAAAAAATGTATCATTATCCACCATCTTGACAGGTGTTATTGGCACTATTGTCGCTTTCGTAATGAAACAGCTGGGTTTTTATTAAAGGAGGGACGCGTATGCGCAGGATTAGAACAATTGAAGGTATCTCAATTATGTATTTGGTTTATTTTACAATTACATTGTACTTTACACCTCGTTTGTTTGTTGCTGAACAGTCAGATTTATATGATGCATTAGAGTTAGTAGCACCAAATCAAGATACTTGGGAGATTATAGGCATATTGCTTATTATAATCTATTGCGTTTCATTCTTTTTAAAACATTGGATGAGTAGAGTTGTCGCAAATTTTGTCGGAGGCTCATTTTTTATGCTTATTTGTGTCACTTACATGTTCACATATCCCAATATCGGTGGAGGAATCTTCTTATTTATCAGTATTTACTGTTTCAAGGAGGTTTATATAGCAAGCAATGACCATGAAGACAGTAAGGTAGCAATGCAAAAGAAAAAGTTAGAACAATTGGAGAAAGAATGCGATAGAAATAATAACAGATAAGTGATTGGAATAAGTCGGCGCACTGCGTCGGCTTTTTACTATATGGAGGTATTTTATGAATTGGAAATTAAGAATTAAAAATAAAACAGTATTAGGTGGGTTAATCGGTGCTTTACTATTATTCATTAAACAAGTCACAGAACTATTCGGATTAGACTTGTCTACACAGTTAGAACAAATAAGCGCCTTAGCAGGTACAATTATTACTTTACTTGTCGGCTTAGGTGTTATTGTAGATCCGACAAGTAAAGGTATTAAAGACAGTGGTATTGTACAGACCTACACAAAGCCTAGAGATAGTAATAATGTAGATGAGATGGTTCAGTGGCAGAATCAAGCAACTGATAAAGAATTTGCCTACGCTGGATTTTACGATGTTATGGCGGAAGAAGTTGAATTTGAAGAAGGTCTGAGAGATGTTGAAGACAATGACCGTTTAGTTAAAAATTATGACGATAGTATTGAAAATTCAGGTGTAATGCTTGATACAAGTGAACAAGTGAGTGGGGTGATTGAAGATGACCAAAACACAAAATCAAATTAACAATATAGTCAACGGTTATCTTGGTAAATATATAGATTTTGATGGATATTATGCTTACCAATGTATGGACCTGGCAGTTGCTTATGTATATGATTTGACGAACGGAGCAACAAGAATGTGGGGGAATGCAAAAGATGCACCAAAAAATTCGTTCCCTAAAGGTTGGAAAGTTATAAGAAATGAAGCGTCTACTGTACCTAAAAAAGGTTGGATTGCCGTTTGGACTACCGGAATATATTCAACTTATGGTCATATCGGTATCGTTTATAATGGTGGCAATACTTCCCAATTGCAAGTATTGGAACAAAACTACGATGGATTAGCTAATTCACCTGCTAAATTAAGATGGGATAACTATGCAGGACTCACACACTTTATCATCCCTCCAACAAATGGTAGTACAAATCCTACAGGCTCAGGTGTTAAGACAGGGGTAAGTGCTAAAACACCATTGAAAAAACGTAAAATAATGCTAGTTGCAGGTCACGGATATAACGATCCAGGCGCCGTTGCGAATGGTACAAATGAACGTGATTTTATTAGAAATAATGTTACTAAAAGAGTTAAGTCATATCTTGAAAAAGAAGGTCATGAGGTCGCATTATATGGTGGGAATTCGCAGTCACAAGATATGTACCAAGATACTGCATTTGGTCAGAATAAAGGCAACTATAAAGACTATGGGCTATATTGGGTACAGTCACAGGGATATGAAATTGTAGTTGAATTCCATTTAGACGCTGCAGGTAGCAGCGCAAGTGGTGGTCATACTATTATTCCTTATGGTACTAAGGCAGATAGTATTGATAGCAATATACAAAATGCAATTCACAAACATGTCGGCACAATCAGAGGTATTACTGGTCGAGCTAATTTATTAAATTGCAACGTTGCAAAACAAATTGGTATTAACTACAGGCTCGTTGAGTTAGGTTTTATCACTAATAATAATGATATGAATAACATCAAAAACAATCTTGACGCTTATTGTAAAGATATTGCCGAGGCAATTAACGGTGGCGCTATCAAAACTGGGTTAGGTAGTGCTAAGAAGAAAGTTAAAGTGGTGAATACACCTAGAGGTTGGAACAAGAATAAATATGGCATATTGTGGAAGAAAGAAACTGCTAATTTCACTTGTAATGTACCTCAAGGCATTATTACTCGACGTATTGGTCCAGGTCGTAAATACCCACAAGCTGGTGTTCTGAAAAAAGGTCAGACTGTGAGATATACAGAAATTCAAAACAACGATGGTTTTATTTGGATTAGTTGGATGACCGACTCAGGTTATACTGTCTATATGCCAGTAAGGCAGGTTAAGTCAGACGGAAGTTTAGGTCCGTTATGGGGTAGTATTAATTAAAGGCTGAGCTACATGCCAGCCTTTTTTCATGTTATAATTACTATGAAGTTATTAAACAAAGTGGTTAAAATATGAATGTTGGTAATAAATATAATATGTTGGAGTGTATAAAGTACATAGGTAGCGATAAAAGAGGAAAAAAGTTTTTGTTTAAATGCGATTGTGGTAACAAAGTAGAATATATTGGTACATATGTTAAAAATAATCGCTATAAATCATGCGGTTGTAGAAAGTATAATAAAAATAAAGATGAAGATATATTGAGAACAAAGTTCAATAGATTAAAACCTATTGAAAGAGTTGATAATATAAACAGAGGCAAGGCTTTTTTATGCAGATGTGACTGTGGTAACACTAGTGTAGTTCCGTTGGGTTCTTTAAAAAATGGCAGGATAAAATCTTGTGGATGTCTAAACAGTGAAGTTCAATCTGAGTTTATGAAAAAATATAACAATAAACATGGAAAATCCAATACACCTGAGTACAAAGTTTGGAAAGGTATGAAAAGTAGATGTAATAACCCTAACTCAAAAGGATATAAAAATTATGGTGGAAGAGGCATTCAAGTTTGCAAAAGATGGGAAGATTCTTTCGAAAACTTCATGAAAGATATGGGCGAACGTCCAAATGAAGATTATCAAATAGATAGAATAAACAACGACAAAAATTATAGCCCAGATAACTGTAGGTGGGTTACTAGATCTGATAACACATTAAACAAACGACATAAAAAAGGCGCTTCTGGATTCAAAAATATCGTATCAGATGGAACAAGTTATTATGCAATGGTAAAAAGACAAGGTTATGTAAGAACATCACAATACACAAACCTAGAAACATCATTAAATAGACGTGACCTATACATTGATGAATATAACAAAAATCCTCAAAAATGGATAAACGATACCGTTAGTAATAATTATACAAAATAGGTTATTCATGGAACGGTGTCGCACCACCTAATCATGGTGTGGGTGAGCTTTGGGGTAGTATTCACTAGAAGAGTATGATAATATAATAAATACCTATTATTTTTTCTCTTTGTTACACCAAATATGTGATAAGTGAGTAAATAGACACTAAGGTTCAGATTCAGGGTTGCCTAAGGGTAGCCCTTTTTTTATTGATTATGTAAAAGAAGCGTGCTATGATTTGTTTTGCAGTATGCATGTCGTGCATATTGCGCCCTTACTTCCTGGATGCTTTATCTTAGGCATCTATATGTATTTTCGTTACTTTCTTCCTAACTATCCCAACGAGAATACAACCACCCTTCGGGGTGGTATACATATTTTTTACCTAACTATTTGGTTGGTTTTTGACAGGATCAATATACTGTATTAAAATAATATACGCAATATCGATAAGGTATTGCGCGTGGTTATTGTGTCTCTATTTCCCACTACTTTTTTATGTTGAATGTTGAAATTTTAAGTTGAAAAAGTCTTGATGAACATAAGTATGGATAATAGGGCTTAGAGGTTGCTTCGGCAGCCTCTTTTTTATGATATAATACAGATACACGAGAGGCACCGTGAGTAATAACTAATCCCGATTGTTGATACCCTTTCAATCCAGTGTCTTTAAAAAGTAGTTGTAAGCTAACGCTTATTTAAACCTACGCCACTCACACATGTCACTGGGTGGTTAATATAATTTTTAATTGACATACAAAAAATTACAGACTATTATTTGAATATAATGACTACGCCCCCACTCCTTTTTAGGCAGACATGTTCTGACGTGGGGGTATTTTTTTGAGGTAAAAAATGAAACCTAAACCTTTGAACTTTCAAGAACAAGCTAATTTATTAATAGAAAGAGGTGGCCCTCTTTTTTTATGCTTAAAAATAATTATGACAAAAAGCATAATAATTGTTGACTTATGACAATCGTCATAGTATATTATACATATAAAGAAAAACAAAGGGGCGGTTAAAATGAGAAAACAAATTCAAAGATTATTAGACAGTGATTTAAGCAGTTTGCACATTGCTAAACAAAGCGGTGTTGAACAGAGTACAGTATACAGACTTCGTAGTGGCGAACGTCAGTTAGGTAAATTAGGATTAGATAATGCGGAAAAGCTATACAATTTCGCAAATGATATATTTGTAGATGAGGATAGCAAACAGCAACTTATTATGAATCGTTTTAGTATTATGGGTATGTTAGAACATAAAAAATTGACAGATGAAGAAATTGAAAATCTAAAAAGAGAAAAAGAAGAAATCGAAAACAGACTAATGGAGTTGAATAAAATGACTGATACACAATTTGAAGAATGTGTAGTAGAAAATGGATATGAATTAGAAAATATATGAGTTTATGAATAAATAAAAAATCACCCACCTATTAAGTTAGGTGGATCTATTTATAAATGCGGTATACATATAAGGTCCCTAAAGTCCCTAAAAAGTCCCTAAACTTTGAAAAACTATGATAGTCTATGAAAGTGCAATAAGCTATAAACCGCATGGTTAAGGGATTTTAATAATCTATGAAATTAAAAAGTATTCTCACAAGGCAAAAATCATTTAATTTACAAACATGCGATCAGCACATTCACACAAGAACCATCAGTGGTTGAGTAATTTGTTCGTTTGTTTAATTCTAAAACCCAATCATCAGGAAAAAACATCATGTAACGGTTAGATTGCATATAATCTCACAATAGATGAATCATGTTGAACTGAGTTTTAGTACAAATTTATTTATTTAATTAATTGGTATAAGTAAAAAACACGAAGAGCAGCGTCTGGTATTAAGTGATACAACTTAATGCATAGTCGTTGCTTTTTTAATCATTCAATAAATAAAAAGACCGTCTTATAATCATATAGTACATGGTTATAAGACGGTCTTTATTGTTCA